AGAAGAAATGAAACTTCATAAGAAGCTAACTAGGTCAGTCCAAAAAGCTGGCAAACAAACTGCTAGCTCTTTAGAATGTTTTGCACCAGAGAATATGTATTACTCTGAAAAAGATACTGCTAGGTTCCTAGAAGGTTCATCTTACATGGATGCTTACAATGCCAATAGATCGGCAGATGGAGATTACTAATGAGAGAAGTATTATTTAATTATGGCGAATGCCAAATACAAAGGGATAAATCCCCTGATGGTATACCAAGATGGATCGTTACATGGAAAGATGGTTCAATGCAAACTTATAATGCAGCTTGGTATCATTTAAAAGTAGTTAGACAATTCGTAGAGGCTAAATTAGCAGATGGGTAAGTTAAGACAATGGCTACGTAGATGGTTTGATACTCAAATAGAAAAATCATTCCAAAGAAAAGCAGACAAACAGTTTATGAAACATAGTGTAGAATATAGAGACGGAGATAACACATGACACAATATGATGAAAAAGTCGAACAGCGAAGACTTAAAATGGAAGCTGAAGAATGGGCAAAGGGTGTTAAGACATTACATGCACACTCCCTAAATTCAATGTGGTACGATACTAGACCTCAAGATACCGAAGATGGAAAATACGTAACAGACGTAATGTACAATGACGGAAGTGTTCGTAGAACATTATCAGACGGTGGAGTGATTGTGATGGGAGACCAATTAAAAGGTCAAGACCTATTAGATCAGTTCCAAAAACATTCACAATAAGGGGTTTACATCTCTTAGAAATTATGGTATAATATATATTATGGGAACAACAAATTTTTATATGGGTTCATTAAGATATGGACCAACTGGGAAAAGAAGAAAGAATCATGCGGCTAACCCAGTCAAAAGAAAAGCACCACGTGAATTTAAACCTATGAGAATCGATCCAATCAGACAAGCAGCAGCTATGAAAGCAGCAGAGATCAGAGAACAGGAAAAGCAAGATTTCTTAGAAAGAATATCTAAAGTAAAAGATTCCATGGGTAAAAAAGAATCGCTCCAATATACTGGAGAAAGAAAATTACTAGGTATTGCTACAATGCATAAATCAAATGCAGTACCAATCTTCGAATCCGATAAGGAACATGCTGTAGATATAGCAAGGATGAGAAGATAAAACAATTTCGGGGTATGTCACTCTTTAACTCCTTATCTTTCAGTTGTGACCTCTGCCCCACCTTATAAATTATGGCACTTAAAAAAATAAATAAAAAAAGAATCGCAATGAGAAAGGATCGGGTTTCACTCGATGCTAAAATGATGGGACCTGAACCTATCTTCACTGAAGAGCAAGGGGCTTTAACTATTGCAGAACAAGAAGATGGTACTGTTGGACCACTCTGGTCTGGAGCTACAAGATGGTATAATTACTTTTATGATAATAAAGATTATATACCTTATGCTATAGATTGGTTAAAAGATGTAGAAGGTTGGGATGAAGATAAGATAAAGATCTTTCTTAGATTACCTGATTGGAAGATACGAAGAATTGGTAATGCAGCGGTGGTATGGTCTAGAGGATACAGATATGCTCCAATCGTTCTTGACAAATATAAAGTTATAGCAGATGAACTATTCGATGAAGCTTCTAAACTAGAAGAAGAAAGAGTAGAAGCGGTAAAAGAAAAACCAAAGCTTCCTAGTATACAAGAAAGAACTAAAGCAAAAGTATTAGATACAATCTATTCTGATTTTGATATGCACGTAGTTGATGAATGGATGGAAGGTAAATTTAAAGTTAAGTTTGAATGTTTCTCTTTGTTTAAAAACCACGGATTGAAAGGTAATGCTATTACTATATTTAGAGATATGATTGAAGATGATTACCTAGTATTAAAAGATGCATATGAAAACAATTGTGATCAAGCCAAAGAAGCTTATAGCCACGTAACAAAAGGCAATAAGAAGAAAATGCTCAACGTATACGAGACTATCTTTTCTGACCTAGATAAACTTAAAGATAGCTTTAAAGCGACGCGTAAGGCGCGTGTACGTGCTCCTAGGACTATGGAACAACAAGTATCTAAGTTAAATTATATGAAAGAAGACCTAGATTCTAAGCTAACATCTATTGATCCTATATTAATACCAAGTAAAACTAGGTTATGGATCTATAATACCAAACAGGGTAAACTAACAGAATTCTTTACAGACACTGGTTCTGGATTCGAGGTTGTTGGATCTACATTAAAGAACTTTGATCCTAAATTAAGTAAAGTAACTAAGCTAAGAAAACCAGAGGAGATACTCCCACAGATACTAAACAAATCAGAATTCCAAATAAAGAAAATATGGAAGGGATTAACTACAAAGATTTATGAACCTACAGGACGAATCAACAAGGACTGTATTTTAATGAGAGTAATATAATGGATATATTAAAAGAAAAGATTATGACTAAGAAAAGGTTTAGCGCAGGGGTAGAAGCTCTGGTTGTTAAAAACAATATGTCATATATGGATGCAATGAACTATATTATAGAGAAGAGAGGAATGGATTATAGTAATATAAAGAAACTTCTATCCGATTCTTTAAAAGAAAAAGTTACTGCAGAAGCACAAGGATTAAATCTAATCAAAGAAAAGAAAGGTAATACATTACCAGTATGATGCAACCCTTTGATGCATATAGTATGTACAATGCACTCAAGCTGCATTTCGAACAAGACAGCTATGATGCAGTTAAATATAATTTTAAATCCAACGTATCATCTAAATCATTCTTTGCAAGAAAAGATAAATACTTCTTTGCCAAGTTAGCTAAGAACTATGATGATAAATTGTTACAATATTATATAGCAAACTTTAAGAACGGGGTAAGCTATGTTGGTGATATGTTAAATGAAGGTGGTGAAACTAACTTTAAAGAACATATGAAAATTCGCGAAAGCATACATCGTGAGTTTGAAAAAGATATAAATAGTTTAGTAGATATGGATAAAGAGTTTGATAGCTTCTTTGAGGCAAAACAAACTCATCCATTGATAATAAAATTATTGATGAGAGAAGAGATTAGTTTAGAGACTGTTGTTATTCTGGATTCAATATTAGGGTTTATGAACCGTGAAGGAAAGAAGATAACTGAGACAATTATTTGGCCAGATATCTCTAGAAAAATTATGAAGTATAAACCCTTTGTAGACTTTAATAAGATTAAATGTGTAGACATTATCAAAAAGGGGTTTACAAAACCATAGGAGTGTGGTATAATATACTCATTATATTATGAATAAAGTGGATAATTCAACAATACAGTGTACATGGAGAAATAAAAATGTCATTTGAAAACTTAAAGAGCACGCGAGGCTCGTCTATCGACAAACTCGTAAAAGCAGCAGAAGCTGTATCCACCCCAAAAGCTGAAAATACTTCTTATGAAGATAACAGACTTTGGAAACCTACTAGAGACAAAGCAGGAAACGGTTACGCGGTAATCAGATTCTTACCTGCCAAAGACGGTGAAGATCTTCCTTGGGTAAGATACTGGGATCACGGATTCAAAGGTCCTAACGGTCAATGGTATATTGAAAAATCTTTAACCTCTGTAAATCAACCTGATCCTGTATCAGAGTCGAATACCGTTCTTTGGAATACTGGTAGAGACGAGGATAAAGCTTTGGCTAGAGAGAGAAAAAGAAGGTTACATTATGTTTCCAACATTCTCGTAATTAACGATCCTGAAAACCCACAGAATAATGGGCAGGTAAAACTTTACCAATTCGGTAAAAGAATCTTCGACAAAATTATGGATGCTATGCAACCACAATATGCTGATGAATCACCTGTAAATCCATATGACTTCTGGGAAGGCGCTGACTTTAAAATTAAAATCAGAAAAGTCGACGGATGGGTTAACTATGATAAATCTGAATTCTCAGCCCCTGCAGCTTTGTATGATGGTGATGAATCTCAACTACAAGATGTTTATGGGAAACTATATTCATTAGGTGAGTTCACAGATCCAAAACAATACAAAAGTTATGATGAACTTAAAGCTAAACTTAATAGAGTATTGGGTGTCGATGCTGGGATCAGTGCGGATATGGCAGCAATGTCCACTGCGCCTGTTCCTACGATGGAAACTACATCTAATTTTAATGTCGGGACATCAGCTCCTGAACCATCATTACCCGCCAGTGAGGAATCTTCTTCGGATGAAGATGATACATTAAGTTACTTTAACAAATTAGCAAACGAGAGTTAAGCTAGTTGGTCTGTAGAATAATCTAACGTATTCAATACTACAGGTCGAAAAAGGTCAAGGTCCTATAGGATTCTTGGCCTTTTTTTTTATCTGCTGGAAGCGCCACCTAATACTGATGCAATTTTATCATTGCGCATATAGGTAACAGTTGATTGAATAACTTGATTGTTTGTTGTTGTTGGGGTTGATGTAACGGTTGAAACGTTTATATTACTTTGGCTTGTTGCCTGATCAGCTTGTAGGTCTGCAGAACTTTGTGATATAGCTGCACCATCAACGGTGGTTTTCTTTTCTACGGCAGCTAAGAGATCTGCTTCAGACATACCTGCCATTGAAGCTGCTTTAGCTTCTTCCGAAGACATACCAGAATCTCTTGCTTCATTATATGCAGCTTGTTTTTCATTCTCTGCTTTTATCTCAGCAGCTGCTCTTGCACCTCTTCCAGTATCTAATCCTTCAGATATAGCATCTAATGCAGATGTATCAAAGTCATCGCCTAATAACCATTTGGCTGCTCGCTTACCTAAGAATCCTATCATTTTTCTAGGAATGAATGTGATTCCATTTACGATCATTGATAAGAAATCAACAAAGTATAACATTGCAACTTTTAATGTATCGATTATACCTGCGCCTGGTCCTAGAGAATCTTGTAACTTTTTAAATCCAAGATATAATCCACCAACTAAGGCTACAATTAATAATACTGGAGCTAGAACTGCTCCTATACTTCCTACTGCAAATCCCATGGCTGCTCCAATAGATGTTAAACCGCCCACGAGTGTTGGAATAAATGTTCCTATCATAAAGAGCCTGAATGCTCTAGCTGCTTTTAATGCTACCCCTAAGAATTTAATAATCTTACCAGAGAATAATAATAGAATACCGCCAATTAAAGATTGAAATAATCCTGCGTTCTGTTCGAAAAGATATGCTGCTTCTTC